GTCACTGTTGCCCTCATCTTGATAGCTTATGACAACCTTATCACTGCCTATAGAAGCAATACCTGTATCCGTATTCCCTGTGGTAGCCGCCTCATAAACGGCTTCTGATCCAAAGGAAATTGATGTGCCTGAAACAGTACCAACTATTGCTGTGCCGTGACCTGAATTGCCAACATCTTTGTACGCAATGACTACTTTGCTACTGCCGATAGAAGCTAAATCATAACCATCGCCTGTTGTATTAAATTCTACTTCGGAACCAAAAGAGATACCTGTTCCAGACACGGTGCCAACTATGGCCTTTCCTTTGTCAGAATCTCCATCATCTCTATAAACACCTACGACTTTATCGCTGCCTATGCCTTCTACATTTGTGTAGGCAGAGCTTCCAGAGTTAGCTACAACTGCTGTTCCAAAGCTGATACTTGTGCCTGAGATTGTGCCTACTCTTGCCGTAGCATAGTTTGAGTTATCACCGTCCTGATAAAAAACAACCACTTTATCATTTTCAACATTAGCAACGTGGATATATGCTGCGTTGGTATTAAAAGAAGTCGCTGTACCAAAGCTGATGCTTGTGCCTGAGATTGTGCCTACAATGCAGTACCCATCAGAAACTTGACTGCCGCCGCTAGTGTAGTGTTGTCGATATGCAATCACCACCTTGTTGCTCCCAATGTAAGCAATGTCAGTAGTATCTGTCTTGCCTGTCTCAAAAGTTGTGGCTGATCCTGCATCAGCAGGAGTAGCAAATCCACCAGTAAAACCTATGAAGTTTTCAGCGGTCAGATTTCCACCACCAACAACACTCACAGTACCATCACTGTTCACAACAACGGGCTTCCCATCAGGTAAAGCACCAGATGCTACAGCAAAGACTTCTGAATTAGCTTCAGCTTGGACGTTTCCAATGTACTTCATTAGCTGATCTCTTCATAACTCGCCACGACCACTAAATCATTTGCCGCGCTTGCTACGGCACCTATAGACTTGTCTTCTTCTAAGTATAAAGCTGTGTTCTTGTCTAAAACAACTAAGGTGCTATCCGCAGGGACGGATACAGTGCTTGCAATAGCATATGCTGTTCCTGCAATATCATCTTGGCTGTACATGTTTATAGTTATGTCAGCAGCGTTGGTGCCATCGACGTTAGAAACTATAATGTTATTAATCTTAAACACCTTGCTGCTAGAAGCTGCGTTACTTACAACCGCCGTAGCATTGGTAGTAGATAGAGCAATCGTTGCAGTTTTACCTGTAATCGTTGCTACATTGACAATGTTTGGTGCCGCCATAGTTTAGCCTCCTTTATCCAAACACAATAGCCATCGCTATGGCTTTCCCAGTTGAGATTCCAGCACTGCCAAAGCTGACTGTGCCACTACCATTTGTAACCAACGCCTGACCGTTACTACCGTCAGAGGTAGGTAAAGTAAGGGCTGTTACAAAAGCCTGTAAGTTCGCATCATATGCCAACACATCTGATCCTATTGCAACACCTAATCCTGTTCTGGCTGAACTTGCACTAGAAGCTCCTGTACCGCCATCTGCAATAGCCAAGTCAGTAATACCTGAAACAACTCCCCCTGTAATGTTTACACTTCCCATAGAGAAGTTGTCTGTTAGGTCAGTAACTGCCGCTCCAGAACCTGCACCATCACAGTAAATTATTTTTGTATCACCGTTTGCAACAGTAACATTTGCACCAGACCCCTGAGAGAATATAGCACTCTGACCACTTGCATTGTTTACAAAGTATATATGATCACCGTCATTTGGAGCGATTGTAATTGTGTTTGTACCAGAAGGAGAACCACCTAATACCAATACTTTAAACATCCCATCGGACAGCGTACCATCAGTGGTTGTCAGCGTATGAGTGGTGCCTGATAATGTTATCGCACCAACCCCGTTTACAATCCTATCTACAATGTCAAGATTTGTGTTGGTTGTATTACCCCATGTACCAGACTGTTCGCCTGTTCCTATCTTCTCAATGCCGCTGCCATTATATGTGCTTGCCATCTTAATCTCCGTTAAGGTCGTATCTCTGTATACGTGGTTGTTGTACTTGGTGCAATATTAGTCCATGTCGTTGTTCCAGACGGCACAACCCTGCCCCAAACAGTGACACCTCTTGGCCCCAATTCACAAGATGCATTTACACCTGTTACAGGAACAGTGATACCTGTACCTGCGGTCACAGTAACAGAACCAACCGTTGCTGTCGATGATAAACCTGTAACATTTGCTATGATCTTTGGAACAGCCGTTGCTGTACCTACAGAAGCAGTCATTCCAAGGTTTTGAGTTATTGGAGAGTTCCACGCTCCTGCGTTCCAAAAATCCCTGCCCCAACCTGCTGCATCTGTTGAAAGAACCAAGACACTTACATTGATTGGTATGGAGTTAGCTATACCTGTGCCACGCACACCAACAAGGGTAACAGAGGAATCTCCAGAAGCTGTGACAGAACCTACTGATGCTGTTGAAGATACACCAGTGACAGATACAACTGCGTCACCTGCAATAGTAGACGTTCCAACTGCGCCTGTTCCAACAACTCCCGTAACAGATACATTTGTACCTGCCCCCGGTACAATAGTGTTACTCCCAACTACAGCCGTACCTGATACCCCAGTAGGTATAACCGAAGCTGTACCCGTTACAGAGCTTATTGCTCCCACAGAGGCGTTTGCAGAAACACCTACAACTGCTACAGCATTACCTGCAAGTGCAGTTACTGAACCCACCTGACCCGTACTGGAAACACCTGTTACATTAGCATCTACTGAAATTGTACCTGTTGCGGTTGCCGCGCCTACTTGTGCAGTAGCGGTAACTCCCGTTACCTCACAGACAACTACAGGTGTACCCCACCTACCACTACCCCAGAAACTTCTGTTCCAACCTGCTGTAAGTTCAGTTGTTGTAACCGACACCGTTCCAAGAGAAGACGTAGAAGAAAGACCCGTAACTGTAGAGGATACACCTGTTCCCGTTGTGACAGTTACAGTGCCAACTTGACCAGTAGCTGCAACAGCACCTGTGATAACTGCGTCAACACCTTCGCCCAAAGAAGCAGCGATTGGCGCGGCTGCTATGGGGCCAAAACCTAACATTTAGAAAGTAATGCTTCCGCTTTGTTTCCAAACGTAAATATTATCACTACCTACTGTTATGACGCTTTCGTTGTTCGACACAGACGTTGGGGTAGCTTCCGTTCTAAGAATAAACACGCCGCTCCCACCATTTCCACTTTTGTTCTCAGAACCCGTCCATCCTGACGCTCCACCACCACCGCCAGTATTTGAAGAAGCATTAGGAGCAGTGTAGCTATTTCCTGATTGCCCTCCTAACGAACCCCCACCAAGACCGCCTGTGCCTGCCGATTTGCTTGAATAATTATTCCAGACCCCTGCACCGCCACCGCCGCCAAAATAGACACTTCCAGAATCAACCTGACCAACGCTCAAGGATGTAGCATTGGCAGATGGAAGTAGAGTAGAAGTAATACCCACCCCACCGTTTCCAGCATTCGATCCAGAATAATCTTGCCCTGCCGCCCCTGCACCTCCGCCGCCGCCACCAATTCGTTCATTCGGGGAAGCGGGTCTTTCACCGCCAGCATTTCCAGACGCGGTAGTCCCCGTATACGTGTTTTTGTTGGAAGCACCGCCTGCGCGTGTATTTGGATCAGCATCGGACGCACCGCCACCTGATCCCCCCGGATTCGCCGCAACAAACGATCCCGTATAGCCACCACCTGCGCCACCGCCTTTTGACGTATAGGTTCCAAAAACGGAATCCCCACCGTCTGTACTAGCAGCGTTAGTTGCTGCTGTTCCACCTGCGCCGATTGTAATTGTGAGGGCTGAACCCATTGTCATTTCCATATCAGTAGCAGCGAGGACTTGACCTGCACCACCTCCACCCCCTGCGGATACGAAATTTCGACCCCCTGCTCCACCGCCAGCGACCAGAAGCCAAGAAGCAATAGCTGCAAAAGTTAATGTAAAGTTTTGTACAAATGTAGCCGTATTACTCCCATCAGATACGGAGAAGGTAAGTTGGAAACTCCCAGCCGTGTCAGAACTAGGATCAACCGTGAAGACGTTATTTGATTGACTTACTGTTGCTGCACCACCAAGACTTGTGCCGTTAGTAACTGCATAACTGTAAGTAAGAGTAGTTCCCGGTTCAGGATCAGTAGCGGTTATAGTAATAACTGTATTGTTATTACCGTTGTTTAAAGCAAAAGTGCCGCCAGCAGAAAGAGAAGTAGTTGCTCCAGCAGTTGTTTGACTAACTGCACTAATAGTTGGGGAGGTATTTATAGTAGCCACACTATACCAACCCGAACCATTGTACATGACAAGTTTTTGATTGTCTTGACGGTACGCCATATTACCAAGCGAAGGGTTCGTTAAAGCAAGCATAGCATTCTGATCTGCCACAGGAGTTACACCAATATCCAAAGCCGTAGCTGTAATAGATACAGTTGCATTTCCAGAAAGATTTATTTCAGAATCTGAGCTTGTACTTTCGCTTACGTTTCCGCGAGAAAGAGTTGTTCCAGAAGCCGTATAAACACCGACTCCAATTTCAAAGTTAACACCATCTTCTATGACGTACCTTACAGTATCGCCGTTAGTAACCCCTGCTTGTGCAAAGGTTTGAAATCCTGCCACTACAGACCCTAATGTCAAGGTGCCTGTACCAGTAGAAGATGTTGTCATCTTCGCCCTGTTGAACAACTCTGCCATGTCGCATACCTTACGCTATGCGGATAATCGCGTTGGAAGCATCCGCTGTTGGGAAAACAATCTGAAAGTCACCTGACGTAGAGGTTTTGTCTGATCCAAAATCAAGTACAGCAACAGTGTTAGTTGTGCCTGTGTCAGTACCTTCTGTAGAGTTATATATTAAAGCTCCACGCGCTGTAATTGTAGCAGAAGTAAACGTCTTGTCAGCAAAATCTGTAAACGCTGTTGTTCCTGATGTTGTAGGATCAACGCGAGTTAAATCACCACCACCAGCAGAATAAGTACCAGAGTTACTTACCTCGTTTGAGCTTGTATACGCTGTTGTTGCAGCATTAAATGATGCACTGTTTGTGTACAGAGCTATCTTAAACGTATCACCGCCACTGTTTTTAAAGTTGTGTCCACCCTCAAGAAGCTCTTTCTTGAAAGAAGTACACATGAAGTTTCCGTTAAAGGCCATGTTAAAGTCTCCTTATGTGTTCTGCCAGTTGAGGATGTCCTGCCTCGTTGATTGCATTACATACTGTAGTCCTGTCACTATTAACAGCTTGACGCATGTAAAGTACAATTATTTTTTCTATTTGACTAGAAAACTCCCTTGCCTGTTCCCTGAGAACAGGATGTGTATCTTCAGATGTTGCAATTATTTTCTTCACACATTGATTAGCAAGCTCTTCAGGATTAAAGCCCCTATTGTCTGTTGTCCTTACCCCAACAACTTGCTCATGCTGTGGTATGTCTAAGCTTACTTGTAACATCTATATTTCCAATCTGGGCTGATCGTTGCGGTAATCATCACGCTTTAACCTGCCTTCTCCAAGAATCAACAGAGGCTTCATAGCTTCCTGATATCTTGATTCATACATTTGCATAATATCTGCATCTCCCTTCATAAAGGTATAAGCTTCAATCAAGGAACCATAGAGAAGTGCCATTTCAGCATTATCACCAAGCCAAGATGTAGCAGATGTTACTATTGATGGTGGATCAAAGTAATAGTGCAGTTGAGTTTCGTAGGCAGCATCTGGAGTTGGCCCCAATATAAAATGACCAGATGAATTATCAGATTGTATGTCTCCGTCGAACTCTGCGTAATACTTTGGAAGACCTGTTGTTGTTTTGTTTGGATACGCTTCCCTTATAAAATTTACATCCTTTGTAAGAAGAAAAGAATAGTTACTACTACTATCAACTACGGCTATAGAAAACGAAGCCAAAAAATCTGAAGGTCTTGCTAAGAATCTATTGTTAGCAGACATATTGGCTGTAACATTCTTTCTAAGCTCTGGAATCAATACTGTACGATGTATAGTTTCTTCTGCTTGCTGGACAAACGTGGGTATCTGAGAGACAAATGTTGTCTCATCATTCTCCGTATATTCTTTTATAGCCGCCGTTAGCTCTGTATAGTTCATTAGACAAACCTATAGTTACCGCCCCTAGACGTTTTACCCATACCTCGACATACATTACCACCTTTATTCATCTTCTTAGGCCCGTATATTTTATTACGCACTTGACGCTCTATTAACCCCCTGTCTCTATCAGGGTGTAGTTTAAGTTGAAACTCTAATTCTTCTCGAAATGCTGTATCTTTTAAGGCTTTTAAATCATCGTCAATGCTCATCGGTTTTACTTTCACTATATAGGTTATCAAACACCCGATTGACATCCAGTGTATAGTCTAAATTAGATTTTGAATAGTGAATATGTTGTGATGGTTTAAAATCTGGTGCGCCTGAACCTGTCTCAAACCAAGCTGGATGAGTAACTCTTACTCTATTGTTAGGTAATGCCACTATGTTTCCAGTCCACTGCCCTGCGTCCAGAAGATGCATTACATGACTTTGTTTATGTTGCGCTGGATCATCAGCTATTTCACCTTCAGAATAATCCACAGTAAATAAGTACTTTGCTGGATACATCTCTCCATCTATCTTGGCAAGCCACGGGCAAGGCGTAGCTCTATCAAGGGTATACACAGCATGATTATACGACGAACAATCCCACGGTTGAGCATCATGCACAGCCATAGGTTCAGGCCATTCTTGCAATGGCTCATCTGCAACTAACGCAGTTATAGGCATTCTAGCCCACATTGCGCCGCCATGTATGTTTTCTTCTTCTTCATTCTCGTCTGCTTCACATCCTGTAAAAATAAGTTGAAAGCTCAAACATCTGTTTGGCATTGTCGTTACCGCTATTGCCATCGCATGTAAAAAATCTCCGTGGTATCGTTCATGGTTACATGTATACTCGCGTCGAACCCAGCAATTAAAATGCGGTATGTTACTTTGTAGATAAGGCATGGCTACTCCCGAAACTAAACCTTAGCCGTTTTTGCGAAACTTTTGTGGTCTAGCTGCTCCACTGCCACGGGCAACACCACCCTTAGCCATACCTTTTTTCCTCATCCTGCCACCCATCATTTTCTTTTTAACGGGGCCACCTTTTTTCATCTTGCCTTTTCCGTCAGCAGCAAAAGCTGGGACACTCATACCATTTTTGGTGACCATTGGCATCTTGCCGCCTTTAGCCATGCCCTTCTTCTTCATCTTGCCGCCACCCATCTTTTTGGCTACGCCACCTTTTTTCATTGCAACGGGCTTCTTCATAGCACCGCCTTTAGCGTAACCCTTTTTCTTCATAGCCATTCTAGTCTCCTACGTTGTGTTAATTTGACCACCCATACCACTGTGATATTGACAATAGTAATAGAGCGTTGGTGCGCTGTTTGCTACAGTTATCTGGGTCGTATATGCCGAATCATCTTTTACAACTCCAGTTGTATATTCTGAACCACCACCATGAGTTCCATCTGAGGTAGTTGAGAATCTTAAAGGGTGGCTTGTTGCAGCCGACCAATCAAATAAATATGTTCTTCCCTCAACAAGAGAAAGGGTAACCTGCCTTGTTCCATCAATATAATATCTATTACCACCACCATAAGATTGAACAGTCACGGTAAATATGTCAGAAATAACATATGGAATAGAGCCAACCGCACCTGTCGATGAAACACCAGATGGACTTACATTAACACCGCCGCCTGTTATTGTAATACTTACGGAGCCGACATTACCTGTGGAAGAAACACCTGTAACGCTATCACTTTCTGATGCTTTGACTGTCACCCTTCCAACGGAGCCTACTATAAATTGGGCAGAGTTCCACACAGGATCAAAGCCAAACAATGCCCTGCTTTCAAGAACGGACGTATCTGGTCTTGGATTTCTCAAAGACTGTGGGTCATTTATCTTTAGTCTGCCAAGAAAGTTTTGAGGCTGATCAGGATCAGCAACATCTCTACCAACAAGAAAACCAGTCTTAACTCCATTGTTGTACTCTGGCACAAGGTCTTTTAATGGATACCTAAATCCAGTCTTGTCACAAAAGCCAAAAGCATATTTACCCCTAGCATAACTCATTAGCCACTCATCATAAACGTATTAAACGGAACAAACTTGATTGAAGCTGTCTCTTCATCTTCACCAGCGGCAAGTTCAAATTGGAACTCATACTCTTGCTTTAGTGATGCTGCCCTATTAGCTGCCTCTGGTTTCTTCATAGAAAGATAATAAGCCAATCCTGATACTAAAGCTGGAACAAAACGAGGTGGAACAGAAGTTACTGTTGAACCTATACCTGAACTTAATCCATCAATTCCTTTTAGGCGATAGTATGAGAGAGTATAGGTCGTTGTGGAATCTGGGACAGGCCACAAGGTAAACTTAACTTCTGTAGGAAGTCTTTGCACATATATTTGTGTTGGTCTACCTTGTGTATTCTTGTTTGTCTGTTGTGCGTAAGTTGCTACGCTAACCCTTTCAAGTGACGTATCTACTTGATTTGTACCTGTGCCTGTACGAATTTGGTTTTCAATCACATCAATCGTATCCGAAGGTAGCGTATAGGTCGATGTACCTGCTGTAATAGCTTGGGTGCCAGCCTCAATGGTGAAAAGGTTGAGTCCACGATTTTGCCATTCCAATGTTAAGATGTTAAGACTTCTACGAGCCGTTTTAAGATCGTAACCAGAACGCATTTCAAGACCTGCTCGTTCATAAGCTTCCTCAAACAATTCAGGTAGATCGGGAGTTACTACAGCCATTACGTTACCACACTTCTAAATTTTTTGGTTTTCTTTGCAATTTTTTTAGGTTGAGCCACATGTTGTTTGCCTGAAGACTTACCTTTTCTTTTAGCTCTGGTTGTAGCAGCGTACTCAGAATCACTAAGAGACTTTATAGCAGAAGAGGGTAGATATCGTTCACCAGTAGCATTCTTACCTTGAGTAGAAGGCTTTCCACTCTTAGTGCGCCACTTCTGCTTTCCCCAAGCCTTTAAACTCTTCTGAGGTTTTTTAAGTGCCATTAGCTTTTGTAGCCGCCCCCTGCTTTCTTATACGCCTTGGCTAACATCTGAGCTTTCCTAGCTGACCACTGGCCTGATGCGCCACCCTTACTACCTGCTTTTATTCTGTTAAATATACGCTTGCGTAACCCCGGTTTTGTATAATTTCCAGATTCATTTACACGGCTTTTAGACTTTTTCTTTTTTGGCTTGCCACCTTTAGCCATACGAATAAGCTCAAGGTCTTTAGCATCATCACCAGTGCTATCTTGATGCATACAACCTCTCCATTTCTGTCTTTATAAACTCTAATTGAGCTTCAATTACTTCAGTTCGTTTATCGACAGCTATAAGAGTTTCAGTTGTCCAACTTGCCCAGCTATAAGAAACAGCACCGACTAACCCCATGAGTGACGCTAATACTGCAAAGACTATCTTATTACTTAGCATTTCCACCGCTTCCTTGCCTGTCTTAATCTTGAGTTGGGGTCTTTAGCTGCCTTTGGAAACTTTTTCATTTGACCAGCAGATCGGGCGCAAAAAGACTTTCGCCTCTTTGCATCCTTACTTCCTTTTTTTACTTTGCCTGTTACAGCAGTCTTTAACTTAGAACCGGGATTATCTTTCCTATACTTAGCAACACCCTTCTTAGTCATGCCAGCCCCAGATTTAGTAGGACGTTTATGACCACCTTTTATGGTGTGGCCTTTCATGGTTCCTTTTCTTTTTTCAGCCATAGCCTACTCAAGCAATAAAGTTATAACCGATCCGCTTCCTGTTAAGGCAGATACATAAGCCCCATTGTCAGCAAGAATCCCATCATTAGGCAAAAAGACATCATTCCAACCAGCAGGTATGGTCAAATCCAAAAGCGTATCACCTGAGTTTGAACCATTCTTGATAGTGAAAGCTGTAGTGTTTGTAGCATATACTAGCACACCTTGTATTCGGCTACGTGTAGGGCCAACGACTCCTGCACTAAAACCAGATGTGGCAACATTAAATGCGCGTACCTCTTGACCAGCCATCTAAGCCTCCTTATGGAACTAGGTTGCTTGCCTGTTGATACAGAACCGTAATCCGAATTTCACCTGCCTGAGTAGCACCAGTCGTTGTCCATGTAAGGCGTATATCAGCAGTATCTGAAGTCTCTGCCCATGTTAAAGCAGCCCCCGCTTCAGAGCCGGGATATTTTCGTCCAGAGTTGCCAGCACCTGTTGCACAAGAAAATTGATTGATAATTGTAGCATTACCGCCCACCGTATCACCAATACTAAGCACCGCCGCTGCGTTTGTAATGGTTGTTACCACATCAATTACACAGTCAATGATCTGAGATTTGGCTGGAATTACAACATCCGTAACATTAGCAGCAGACGCGCCACCTGCAAGGGAACCTGTTGTAAAAGATTGTGCCATAACAACTTGACCAGTGTTCTTGATATCAGAACCAAGAGTTGTCCCAGTTGTGTCTTTAATAGTTCCTGCCTTTATCGGGCCAGAAAAAGTAGTCGTACCCATGTTGATCTCCTGTCTGGGTTAGTCAGCTACACCATATAGCTGTCAGGGATAATAGGAGTATACATGTATTTTTTAAAAAAGAAAGGGGCTACCGAAGCAGCCCCCTTTAAAAAGTTTAATTAGGTTTATGCACCGGGTGAACCGTACATCCCCAATGGATCAGATACACCAAAAGAATAACGCTCACGCGCTTTATAGCGCACGTTACCTGTGTCAAAATCACCGTCCATACCTGTCTGCATGGCAGTACGCACGAAGTGCTTCAAACCATTTGGTACGTCTGTTGTGATGAAGAACGCATCATTATCTGTTAAATAGTGGTTAATTGTATATCCATCTGGGATAGAACCATTATTAACAAGTGCGTTAATATCATTATCAGCCGTTCCGACACGCTGTTGTGTTTCAAGCAAACGAGTTGCAACAAACATTAACGCTGGTGGAATGATCAATCTACGAGGACGAGCGGCAATTAATAGATCACGTTCGTCAGTGAACGCAGCAATATCAATTACAGCTTGCTCAAGAGATGTTTCATTCAAATCAGAGTTTGTAGCTGGACGATTACTATTACCAGCACCGGACACCGTGGGGTGTGCAGTGTTAAATAATGTAACGCCATCACCTGAGTTAAAGGTTGTGAAACCTGTATTTAACAAAGCAGCAGCTTTTGTTTGCTTTGTGTACGCCATACCACGGGCAAGTGCCTTGGTGTAACGTGCTGAAAGCGAATCATACAGATTGTCTTCCATAGCCTCTTCAGTAACTGAAAAGCCCATAGCAACCGTTTCGTGTGTATAACGAGCAGTGAATGATTCCTGTGCATTGTCGTAAGAAATAGCAGAACCTTCTGCTTTTACTGGAGCGGCACCGAAACCTGATAGTTTAACTTCCTCTTCAAAGCTACGCTCTGAGGTTTCTGTCTCATAAATCGCTTCATGCTCATTTTCGTACTTGTCGTATTCCAAGCCAAACAATGCGTTCAGACCGGGAAGTAGCTCTTTAAGGAGCTGGGCGCGAGAAATAGCCATTAGTTAATCTCCTTAAATACCAGTGCCATTCGTCATCGAATGGGACTTGGGGTTAAACTTAACGATCACATCAGTAAACGCATCATTTACTTCTGAACCGGGCGCATTAACAAAACCAACAATCTTAAAGGCGATTGTATCAGTTGTGTTTTTAGTAGCAATATCTAGGGAGATAGCTGAATTACCCGTAGATGTGCTACCAGCAGTTTGATTAACCGCCATGTTCTGATGCAAATCAGTCTGAGGTATTTGACCATCAGCTTGAATTTGAAAGCGAACAGTTGGATCATCAACAATATACGCCTGAGCGTCTGCTGTAACCGTACTAGCAGGCCAGTGCTGACGTTGGATAAAGCCCTGAGTTGAATCTGTATAGGAACAACCCATAAACACACCAATGGTGCCAGCAGTGAACGCTGCGGCGTTAGTGCCGACTGCGCCCATTTTTTCTATCGTTCCAGCGGCAACAACAGCAACGATGTCTCCGTAGAAGATATTGGTTGCATACCCACTTGCAATAGGAAGTTGTATGGTGGCACCTGCATATGAAGTACCTCCAAGTTTATTCAGTGGGCGCAAACCATAAGGATTAGATGTAGTAGCCATACTTGGCTCTCCTTTTCACCTAAGTTTACATGTAGCAAGCACCCGAAAGCACCTACCGATTATGAAGTCCTAGACTGTCTTTCTGGTTTGAGAAGAGGCATTCTAGGATCAGATTGTTTAAGATAAGAGTTGTCTACAGCTTGCATCTGACTTTGAGCTTGCTCTAGCTGCGCTTCCCTCCTAGCTTTAACATTTTCGGTAGAGTTCTGACATAGCAGTAATCCACCGACCTCGTAATTGTCTGGGAATCGTGAGTCGATATCAGACACAATTTGAAGGTCTGGATGCTCCGAGCGAAGAATAGGTGTCCAACCTTCACGGAATTTAGAAGAGACATTCGTGTTGTCACTGTTTCCCACTAAAGAGGTGCGAATGTAGCGATATTCAATTCCATCGCGTGGTTCGGGGATCGGTAACATCGAAGGTCTTTCCCATGACACTGTACGTTTACTCGCTTCACGAGTTTCTGTTGTGCGTGAGGTTCTATTCGTCATTTAGACATCTCCTTCATTAACTGCGCCGCATATTGCTCATTAGTCAGACCAAGCCTCTTGGCGAGTGAGGCTTGCGTTGAGGTCAGTCGCACTGTGCGTGGCTTTTTTGTCGTTTTCGACGGTGCGGCAACCACGGAACCGTTTTGACGTTGGGGTGCTTCTTCCTCAATTTGCCCATCGTCAAACTTATCTGGAAAAATACGGCGAACCGCATTATCAATTTCAGTATAGTATTCTTCTGATCTCGGATCAATACCAGATTTTACGAGCTTTTCGTGTAGCCCGTAAGCGTACCCAGTCATTTCTGAGTCTTTCTCAAACCAATCATTTTTAGCAGCCCAGTCTAAAGCGCGTTGATCTGGCTTTGGAACTTGCGGAGTCTGCTGTTCATATTGGGGTTGAGGGGTAGACTGTGCTTGCGCTCTAGGTTGAGGCTTATAATTATCTACACGATACTTCTCATTTTGTATGGTAGTAAGTTGTTCTTGTGCGGCAAGTAAAGCATCAGGATCACCTGACTCATATGCAGCCTTGTACGCTGTTTTAGCCTTATCCATTTGGGCTTCGATACGCCCTTTAGCTTGGCCTAGAAGAGTTTCTTCTCCTTGGTCAAGTGTTCGTTTTAATTTGTCGTTTTCTGTTTTTACTTGTTGAGCATACTTTAAGGCTTCTTCTTGTAACCTAGTGGCTTCAAGTTTCTGCCGCTCTTGCTCTTGCGCCTCAAACTTTAGTTTGTTTATACGCTTTTGTACCCCAACAGAATACGTTTCTATCTCATCTTCAGAAGGAACTTCAGGTTTTCTATCTTCTGTTAGACGAGGTTTTTCTTCTTCTGGTGTATCGTCTACTACTTCAATCTCAAAACCATCAGCCACAGGCGCGGTTTCTTTCGTCTCAACTTCTTGCGTCTCAACTTCTTGCGTTTCAGCTAAATTATTCATACTCTTGAATACCCCCTTGGATCATCAACCACGGCTTCTATTGTATCGTCATTAACTAGACGAAACTCTTTGCCATGAATTTTAAATCTTGTTCCTGAGTAAGATCGGAAGATAACAAAATCACCTTCTTCACAATACGCACCATTAGGAAACCTATCCTTATCTGAATAGGCATCTGGCCCTCTCTTTATAACAAAGCCTATGATTGATGCGGTTTCTTCTGCGGTCTTAATGCCATCAGGCATAAAAACGCCACCATCAGTGGTCTCGCTTACTTCTGGTATTCCTATGAGTACCTTATAGCCTTTTGGTTCTGGTAACTGTGTCGCTACTTTTTCTTCTGTTGTTTTCTTGCCTGTATACATTTACTTACCTTGCAGTGATTTAAGGTTCACAGTAACCTTGCGCGGCCTATCCGCGATGCTCCCATTTGCTAAATAGAACAAAAAAACCTATTGTTCAACAAATCTTTTTTCTAAATCTTTTAAATCTTGCCTTACAAACTGCAAAGCCTCATTTCTTCCAACAATGCGATTATACATCGCCATGTCTTCAACCTGACCCGATGCAAGAAAAGTTTTTATATCATTCTCATATTCATCTATCTTGCGCTCTAAGTACGAAAATACCGTATCATCCATCTCCCTTGGAAAGCTCCTTCGCTATTTCTATCCCCAATTTAGCCCCTTCTTTCTGATCATCCCTTTGTGATTTATCAAGATCAGTAGCAAGCTTAACCCCAAGCCTTGCACCTTCTCTTTGATTCTCAGCAGAGATACGTTCAGCATCAATCTGAAGCTTTGCTGTGTCCATTTGAATCTTATGCTGCAACTCTTGCTGCTTTATTTGAAGCTCTGCCTGTTGCATTTGAACAACAGGGTCTTGCTGCTGTTGCTGCACTTGCTGCTGTTGAGCTTCCATCTGATCTTTTTGAAGAAGCTTTTCCGCTGCATCCTTTGCCATACGAGATACTTCTATCTCTATATCTTCTGGTAGTGGCTGATCCTCATTCGGCATCTCTACACCAAGCATCTTCTCAATTTCTCTGCGGTACTGGAATGCGACATGCTCTGTTATATGAGATGCCATAGCCTGACCAATGGCTTGAGCGAATGGTGATTGACCAACAAGCTCTCTCAGTTTCGGGTCTTGCATTGCTGCCATGTGAACACCAATGTGAGCTTCGTGATCCTGATACTTAAATGCTTTAACTGGCTCCTGTTTCAACATCATCATGTTCTCTGTTACTGGGTCGGCTGGCTTGATATCGTCTGGTAGCTTAATGATATCTGACGCATCTTGGATTCCAAGCACTTCCAACATCTGGCGATGCAGCTTACCCATGTCATATAACTGTGGAGCCTGTTGAGAAAGCTGTAAAGCCGCCTGATACTGCATTATACGTTGAGACATAGTAGCAGCATTTGGGTCAGATACAGGTATAACGTCCACTCGTTTGTCGAAGTCTTCTATTCTGTTAAAGTCTCCGTCCATTTCGTAGGCATACTCCGCTGGCATATAATCACGAACTATCTTTGCAAGTAGTCTTAACTCTTTCTTCATCGCGGCATGAAGGCGAGCCTGTACGCCAGACATCACCTTCATAGACCGCTCAAGTAAAGCGAGTGTTGTACCCACTGGAGCCTGTGCGTTCATATCGCCTACCTGTATATCAGCTACAGAGCCGATCCTTCGTCCTTCTTCGACAATGTTTCCAAGTAAAGAGTAGAGTACGCCTGAAGGCTCTTTGTAAGGTATAAATGTAATTGAGTCGCGTATAGCACCCCCCGGTACGTCCACGTCCCTGAACTCACCCGGCATGAGAGGTGTATCATCCCCCTTGATACGAAGACCCCTAGCTTTAAGACCAGCAGGTAAATTTGATAGCGTACCAGCGTCAATAAGTTGACGAAGTATCGAAGTCGCAGATTTTGCCAAACCGCCGATAAGATGGATGAGACCCGTCCCATAGAAACCCAACCCCGGAAGATATTTGTAATGAACAAAGTGTAATCTCTTCCTTTTCTTCTCATCGTCTTCGTACCAATTCTTTCTTATAGCAAGCACCTCGCGAGATGATTTCTCTATTGTGATTACATATGGCCTTGCAATACCATCAGGATCATCAAAATCTTCTGGCATATTCATATTAACATGCATCTCAAGAAGTGTGTGTCTGTCATCATCCTCAAGCACAGCACTCTCACCATCAAGTTCGTCATACTTTTCCTGTATGTCGGAAAAATCTGGGGCCGCATCTGGTATTTCTACATCTCTATAGAAGCCACCAACCTGAAGCTCCAATATTTCATTCTTGGTTTTCTTCATAACATGTGTGTATCTTGGACACGACACAAGATCAGTTGTTCCATATGAAGCAACAAAATCCTCTGACGGCACGAATACAGCGCATGGCTTATCCATTAAGGGATCATAGAAAACTTTCTTGAATGCAGAGCCAGCGAGAGGGAGCTTGAAAAGCATTTGCTCCAACTCATCACGATACTCCGTCATTTCTTCAGTGAGAAGGTAGTTCATCTCTGTCTGAACACGATCAGCTTGATCCATCTTCTCAGGAGTAAGTTTTCCCATTATTTTTGTTTTTACAGGCCCAGACGCAGGGTAAAGCTCTCCCATAGCCTGAGCCTGAAACCTTACGACTGCCTCTGTAAGAACGGGATGGAAAACTCCAGAAGCTCCTGCCCAAGGTTGTTGGCGTTCCTCTATCTTCATACCCAAGAGGTCAAGACCTTTGACGTATGCCCTTGCCCAATCCGCTCTGGACTCCCTATCTGAGTTGAAATCAGATATAAGCTCTGATGCCATACTATGCAATTCTGATTCATCTATAAAATCAGCGAGATTAGAGTCGTGATCTGGGCCTGTAAGCTCTTCAGCGACCTCACCAGTAAAATCAAGTACTACACCACCATCCTCTGTTTGCATTGAAACAGCTTCGGGATTTACAATCTCAACAGTAAGCTCTTCTTCAGACGGATTCCCTCCCACTTCTACATCAAGTGGGATCATCGGTTTTTCAATAGCCATATGCGCTCCATAAGCGTTTGATATAGGTAGTGTAGCAAAGTATTTGTATTTGGTCTATATGTTAAGTGGCGAAGCACGATAATTGGGGGTACATCGCGCCTCGCCGTAGGACATCGGGAGTATGCCCTAACAATAGTCGTAAACAAGTCATGGTGAAAAAACAACATGATTGAGATAGGTTTAGCAATATCAAGCGCAGCGACTGCATTCAACTACCTGAAAAAGGGTATGCAAGTCGGAAAAGACCTCCAAGACATGGGCGGTCAACTTAGTATGTGGGCTGGCGCAATGAGTGATTTAGATTTTCTTGAAAAGAAAAGTCAGAACCCAAGTGTGTTTGCTATACTTGGTGGTGGTGTTGAATCAAATGCAATGGAGGTCTTCGCTGCGAGGAAACGGGCTAATGCAATGAGAACCGAATTGAAGGAGTATATTAGTGTTATGTACGGGCCTTCACACTGGGAAGAGCTTCTACAAATCGAGGCTGATATACGAAAACAAAAGAGAGAGACCGAATACAAAAGGCTTGAGTTGATTCAGAGCATTAAAGAATGGGCGGCTGGCATAACCCTGTTCTTACTTCTTGTCGGCACACTCTTTGGTATAATCTGGTTTACAAGCCTAGATTAATAATATTCAACGGGTCGCCTATATATAGGTTCATCATCCCACTCATCAGTGGGTAGTCGTATAAACCCACCTTGTCTAAAGCGTAAAAGAGCCATTACGGTAGAATCAACTAGGTCATCATTTGACATAAACGGAAACCCTGCCACCTCTTCCACTACTTCTTCAGCCCAACGCTTTGGTGGAGTCCAAACAAATCCACTGGCAATTATATCTGAAACACTGTTAAGACGCGCCATTTTATCCCCAGTACCTCTATGGGGTGTATACTCCTGCACAGGTAGTCCCATACGCCGCATCTCTTGATATAACGCTGATCCCGAACTCTTTTTTTCAACGATAAACGAATCAGGCTCCCATTCAGCATATTGCTCCATAGCTAATTGTTTTAACTCAGGAAATTCTAAACGATCCTTTATACTGTTAAGAAGTATTATATGGTGAGCGTTTTCTTCTTCATTTAAAAACACCCCCCATGTAGTAAGTGCTGTATAATCGGCACGGTTATTTTTCTCGGCGGCAGCGTCCAAAGACATAATTATATAATCACAAGAAGGCATTTCATCCTTAACCCACAATCTCCACCACTCCCGTTTAACTATAGATGCTTCTTCAGCCGTAGGATTTTGCTGGTATTGAGCGTTCCATTGAAAAGTAGGCATAGACGCTTTCGTGCGTGTAAGTGCCTCTAAGTCAAAGAACTCAGGCCATAACGGTTTTTGTATAGGCTTACCATCGACATCTTCACTGTCTAACAAAGCTGGAAATTCTATAATCTCGTATTGGTCAGACCCTTCGTTATTTACCATGTCTGTAGTAACACGCCCAGTCAGATCATCCATATGCCAACGTGTCTGTATTATGGCAACTCTACCTCTAGGCATAAGACGAGTTCGCGCACCGAAGGTGAACCATTCGTATGCTTTTTCGAACACGCTAAAATTTCCGTTAATAACGTCCTGTTCTGAATGTGGGTCATCGACGAGCAGGAGGTCAGCACCCCTACCAGCAAGAGCAGACCCAATACCACACGCATAGTATTCCCCCCCAAAGTTAGTATTCCATCTACCTGCTGATTTACTGTCTACAGCAAGAGCTACCTTTGGGAATATAGAGACATACTCGTCTGTAGATATAAGATTACGCACTTTACGCCCAAAATCTACCGCTAAATCCGTGGTGTGAGACACCATCATAACTTTTTTATTAGGATTACGCCCTAAAAACCACGCTGGGTACATTATAGACACAAGTTGGGACTTACCGTGGCGTGGGGGTATGTTTACGCAGATTCTATCCTTATCTCCTGCCTCGATTGACATTAATTCGTCGGCTAAAATGCGATGATGCCGTCCAACTGTATAATCAGGCTGCATTCTTTTACAAAATTCTATTAAATCGTCTTGTGCGGCAGTGTTTTTCTTACGTGTAGACAGTTCGTCAGCAATTTTTTCTATTTCTGCAAGCTCTTCTTGCGTGTAACCGTCTAAATTCTCTAACATCTGCTGTATTTCTACAGGGGAGAAACCAACATCAGCCGCAGCATCAGCTAAAATAGGCTCA